AATAACCCATCAACAACAAATTCCAAATATTGTATCATCAAATCAGAGTTCATACCTATTAATGAAACTGGTAATGATTCAGTTATAAATTCTTTTTCAATTTCCAATGCTGATAATAAAATCTCTCTTATTTTATCTTGTGATGGTTTATTACTAATATGGTTATTTAATAAATGAATTGCAAAATCACAGTTAGATGTCATTACACCATTAAAAACACCAGAACCATTTTTTACATCAGTAAAACAATAAGTATCTGATAATTCTTTTTCTTCGATGATACTAACAACTCTAATAAATTTAGAAGAACCTTTAACTATTCCAATATTTTTTTCAATATTTAATCGTTTTGGATTAAACCCTAGTTCTTTTAATTTATTAACATCTTGTATTTTAATATATAATACATATATTTTCTTACTATTATATTCTTTATCACCAAATTTAGATATTTTATCGTCTTGACCTAAACTAATTTTACAGCTACACCCTAATGTCGTTAACATAAGTTGTATATCTTTAATAAATTTTAAATTTATACTACTAACTTGTATTGCCGATTTACCATTTTTAGATACATTACAACACCCATCACCGTCAACATATCCTTCTAACCAACTAAGTTTAGTTTTTAAAGAATAATTTATTGGTACGAAATATTTAGGTTTTAAATTATTCTTTAACCTAACCATAAATCTTTTTTCGTTTAAAATATTATAGTCAATATAATTTATTAATTTTTTTTTATCACCAAATAATACTATACATGGATTTTTACCATTATGCTCGTAGTGTCCGTCAGCACAAAATAAACCATGTGTATATGGTGAATTAAAATCGTCATAATCACTATTATCAATAATAGGTAAATTAAATTTTTGTAGTATATCACCATTTTTTAAATCAGTCGTATTTTTTTTACTAAATTTATAATACTTACATTGTCTTTCTTTAGTCTCATCTGTAGCAATAAACCAACCATGATTACCAGTGCACTTTATTTCAACACCGTTATCTAATAAAACTTTATATATTTTTTTAGATACACCAGTTTTAACTGGGGTAACATTAGACCATTCAAAACCATTCCATATATCTAATGTTTCGTGTTCACAAGTGTAAATAGGTTTATAACCTTCTCTAGTTAAAATTAGTGTATCTGGAGTTACACAATGCAAGGCTTCATCACGAGAAATGAATGCATTACTATCACATAAACCTGGCATCAACCCCCTTGATTTCAAATAAAATATTGAACAAAAAGAACCACTAAAGAATATACCTTCAACAGCCACAAAAGCAAGTAATCTTTCAACAAATGAATCAGATTCAATCCATTTTAACGCCCATTCAGCTTTCTTTTTAACTGGTGGCATATATTCAATTGCATTGAAACATTTATTTCTATCCTCAATATCTTTAATGTATGTGTCAATTAATAACGAATAAACATGACTATGAATGTTTTCCATCATTACTTGAAACCCATAGAAAAACTTAGCTTCAGTATACTGAACTTCATTTAAGAAATTAATAGCTAAATTCTCATTAACAATACCATCTGAAGCAGCAAAAAAAGCTAACACGTTTTTAATAAAGAATCTTTCACTATCATTTAATTTGTTGTTCCAATGGTCCAAATCTTTAGATAAATCCAATTCCTCAGCTGTCCACATTGCAGATTTCTCAGTTAAATAATATTCCCAAATATCTGGATGCTCTATCGGAAATAACACGAATCTATTGTCGTTTGGTTCTAAAATCTTTTCTAACTTTTCCATTTTTATATAACTTATTTTTTTTTGTATTAATAACTATTTGTTAAACTTAAATAATTTAAAATTTTAAATGTTAAATTTTCATCAAACCCCTCTTTGCCTTAATTTAGCATCCAAAATATCATTTATTTTACTTTGAGCCTTACTCTTTTTATTGTCTCTTGCTTGAGTTATTGTAACAGAATTTGAAGATTTACCTTCAATCTCAATTTGAATTGTACCATTGTTAAATATAACATCCTCAAACACCATCCCATCTTTACCAAACCTTGATTTTAATATAGCAATATTTGCCGTACCAGCCTCCTTTTGTTCAAGACTCTTTGCAATAGATAAAATGAAGTGAGCAATTTGACCCTTTTTAATTGAACCGCCCATTTGGTCAGACTCTACAATAGTGGAGTTCAAGGCCCCACGTCCCCCCTGGACAGCGGTCCAAGCGGCAATATCAAATTCATATAACATTGATTCAAGCTCTCTCATAACCATACCTTCACCTACGTTAACATCATCAACTTTTTGTGATGGTTTAATACAATCAATATAATCAATTAGAATTAAGTCAGGTTTAAATCCACTGGAGATTAATTTTCTAACATAAGTTTTAATAGTACTCATGGTAGTATTAGTACTATCCATTTTCTTTAATTTTAAGTTACTATCATCACCTAAATTATTTATAAATTCTTGTACTTCTTCTTTGTGTTGACTTAATTCACTTAAATTTATTCCAGTCCAACATGATAAGTGTTTTCTTTGTATTACTTTTGGTGTATCTTCAAAAAATATTTGTAACACTTTTTGACCTTGATTAAAGGCACTATTGGCTAATTTTGTGAACATTGTGGTATTGTGTGTTACAATATAATCATCAGTAACATATAAATGCTCGTTATTATCTACCATTATACATTGAGCTTCCTCCTCATGAGAATATTCAATAGAAGTTATATACCTTTCTATTTGCTCTTCATATAAGCTTATAGATGTTTTATCATCACTTATGACTGCTTTGTACCCAATACTAAAAAAGACTTCTCTAATCAAGTGTAATACACCAATATTTGAATGATTGAATGTGACTACATCACCAGATTCATTGGAAACACACTTTTCAACTATAATATTAAGAAAATCAAATTTTTTATCTATTGAATTACATAAAACAGTATTAATATCCACATCTACAGATTCCCCATTAGAAATTTTGGTAGCAAGTTCAGTTAAATCAACATTACCATTATCATTAAAATTAATTGCTTCAAGTTTTGGTAAATAGTATTTTTTATCCAATTTTCCAATTAAGTCTGATGTTTTAAATACTCTATATGGCCCATCGTTATTTAATGTCCATAAATGTTCTTCATCACATAAAGTACTTGTCCCATCATTAAAACTAACTCTATATATTGGTCTAACACCTTGTGGGTACACACCTATAACTTTTGTAGGATTACCATCTCTTGAAATAACATAATCACCAACTTTAACATCACCCATTTTAATCCATCCGTTTGGAGTTAAAAGTTTTGATGTTAACGGTTGCGCTTTACCAACCCCGAAGGCCGCGAGAATAACTGCCAATTCACCTTTGGCAAGACCACCGTTCATAATTTTATCAAGACCTTCAATACCTGTTGATATTGGGTTTCTAAAGTCTTCTTCAAGAACTGATGCAATATTATGTAATACGTTTATTGTATTATCAGATATATCACCTTTGTCCAATGCTTTTCTAATAATATTTTCGCATTGTTCATATTTATCCAAGTCACCATTATTGATGATACCTTCACATTCTTTTATTGCTTTTTTAAGTTCTTGTCTTTTACAGAATTTAGTTGCAGTTTCTTGAACGTAATGAGTATCATTTAATGATGACTCTTCAATTTTCTTTAGGTGTGTTAAATAAAAATTCTTTTCAACTTCAGAAGTTAGTTTTTCGAATAATCTTGTTTTGATGCTACCTAAATCTGGAATTGCTTCGTATTTTTCATAAGCATTTTTTATTTCAGCAACAATCTTTTTAAGATACAATTCTTTAAAATAATTTGGTTCCAATATATCAATGATTGACGTTGCAAATTTTCTGTCAGTTAATATTTGCAATATCAATCTATGTTGGAAATCATCGGTTAAATAACTTAAATCTTCTTTTTCTATTTTAACACTCATTTTTAGTTTTATTTAAAGTTATTAAACAGTAGCTGCTTCAGTTGTTCTTGTGCTCAAGTAGGTTGTAATCGTTTGTACTATTTGAGGGATGATTTTACCAATGTGTAAATCTTTTCTAGCGTATGGTTGAAATACGTTACCAGTGAATGTACTTTTAGCAATTTGTTTATCTTTAAAAGATACCACTAAAGTATAGTTTTGTTCATACTCATAAATATTTTTAATATCCATTGCATTGTATGGGTTGTATGGGTTGTAGTTACTCCAAGCTAAATTTTCACAAACACCTTTCAAAAAAGAAGGAATTAAACCTAATCTACCATAACCATTATTCATACCAGTTAATTCATTCATCATATCTTTAATTTCATATGCCCAAGCAATTTGATTATCAATATTTTTCATATTAATGGTTCTATCTTCATATTTAAGACTTCTTAAATTATTAAAATAAGTTCTATCATATGAATCAACATTAAAATATCTTTTGCAAACGATATTATCATTACTTAAGAATGTAAAGCTAAATGGTAGATTTGAATAATCTGTAGTTGTTTTTGTTGTTTTTGTTGTTGTATTAGACATAATTTACGTGTTTTAAACATTAAAGTTATTTTAGTTCTCTATTTATTAATTTTTTGAATGGTAAAAAATAATCCTCAAAGTTATTAATTATTTTGTTATTTAAACCATCTTCTTTAATAAAATTATAAACATTTTTAATTTCTCTGCCTTCTGGATTGATTGATAAATTAATTACATTGTCAATCATCTCCATTGCATCTTCACTAATTAAAGGATTTTTTAGATTAATTATTATATTATTTATTTCATATAATTTATCTGCTTGTATCCCATCAGTAATCCCATAGCTTATATTATCCAATATTTGCAATGGTTTTTGTTTATTACTTATCCTTTCATCTTGTAACAATTTTGATTTGTTAATAACTTCTTCCAATGTTAATTTTCTTTCAGTTATTTCTGGGAAATGCTCATATAAAGTTTTTTCACCCAATCTTTTGACACCTTTTATTGAATCCGAACTGTCTCCACATAAAATTTTAATCAAAAGAGCATTTTCCAAATTATAACCAAAATTCTCTCTAAAATTTTCTTTGGTGATATATTTTTTCAAATCACACATGTAGATTTTCACATCATCGTTAATCAATTGACATAAATCTCTATCACTTGTTATTATCGTTATTTTGTCACCAATGTTTTTATTATTGCAAATATACGCAATAAAATCATCAGCTTCAACAAAATCATGCTCTAATTGTCGAATAAATAATTCTTCTAAATATTGTTGGACTCTAACTCTCTGATATAGTTCACTTTCGTCAGTAGGTGCTGTACCTTCTTCGTAGTTTTTTCCTCTACCACTTTTATAATCTTTATAGATATCGTACCTTAATTTACCACTATATTCACCATCCCATAGAACAAATACCTTATGATATAAATCCTCAAGCATGATTTTTCTTAATACAGTAATAAATTGATATATACCACCTACATGTTCACCTTTTGAATTGAACTCTTCTTTTGAACCTAAGTATGACCTCTTAAATAAACTTGAGCCATCAACAACTAATAAGTTCTGATGGCTTTCAAGTTCACTATTTTGACCATTTCTTGGTGGTCTTTTGTTTAGCATTAAGCTATTGTTTTAAATAATTAATAAAACTATCCTTCTAAATCCTCTTTACTTAATTTACTTTCTTCAACTTCAATTGTAAAGTCGTCCATTGTTGTATTTAAATGTCTAAGGATATAATCTTTATTTTGTTTTTTATATCCTTCCATATCATCTGGATTCCAATATCCATGTGGTGTGGATACAATCAGACCAACCTCTTCAATTCCGTTGATTTGATTCTTATCACATTTAATCTTTGTCTTGGTTGCGTACTGATAGCGTTTTCCTCCACTTGTAGCCCATAACTTCTCTGTGGAATGACTAAGTGTACCTCCGAAGTGAATAATGATTCTAGGGGAATAATAGAATGCTTCACCACCTTTATGTTTGATAACTTTGTTTTCGTTATCCAACCAGATTTTTTGAACCACTGCAAATGTATTGATATAAGGTTTCCCTTCTCTTCTTGATGCTGGGATTCTATGGTTAACCAATGATTTAAATGCAGTTTCCATTGAACCAGCGTTCCATTGATTATTATTTGATTTAGACATAACGGATTTGAAGCCATTTAATGAACCAACTGAATCCCATAAGAATAATAAATTTCTATCTAGATTACCTTCATCTTGCATATCCATTAATTCAGTCATTAATCTTGCAACGTCTTCGATGATTGGTTCGCTTCTTAATCTTTTTGTTCCTTCTTTTCCAGTTGAGTAATCAAAGTTACCATATTTGTTTAATAGGTCATCCCCATTGATAAAAATGAAATCACCATCATAATCGATAATTTCTCCAGTTTCCTCATCAACAACCTCATGGAATTCAAATCCAATATTTCTTGCATGTTCCCAATTCCAGTTTGTTTCGGTTTCAATAATAACTGGTAAATCACCAATTTTTTGAGCTCCTACAATTGCTTCATAAATCGCTGTAGATTTACCTGTGTTTGAGAACCCTCTGAATGATGTGAAATAACCTCTTGCCAGACCAGGAATCTTTAATGCATCATGAAATGCATCAGATAACGGAACCCAAGATAACTCCTTCTCTTTAACAACATTCCCAAAGCCATTATTTTTTTTAAACGCTTTTAAATCAAAAATCTTCTTTTCAATCTTTTTTGCTGGTGCAGTTTTTTTTGTCATATTTTGTAAAAAAATTAAATTAATAAAAAAAATAAGGTAGCTATTACGCTACCTAAATATTAAAACGGTAATTCATCCTCTTCATCATCCTCTGCAACAACCTCAACTTTTTTAGTTGTTTTAGTTTCAGTGGTAGTTGTTGGTTTTGATGTAGCTTTTACAGTTTGAGTAACAGTTGTTGGTTCTGGAAGTTCATCCAATTCAATCTCGTTATCTACGATTTCAACATCAGTTGCGTTTTCAGCTTCTTTATCAACTTTAGCAGCCCAGCGATTATTGTCTTTATCCCAGAAAGGAGTTTGACCTTTAGCGGTGATAGCTAAGTATTCATAATTTCTAACAGAATAAACATCTTCCCATGTTCTTGTGTCGCTTGTCCATTCATTAACCAATGATTCGTCAGTTGATAGAGGAGTAGCTTCTAAAGCATAACCAATAGTTGTTGTGTTTCCGTTGCTACCTTTCTTAATGGTTAAGATTAAATCTCTACCAGTTTCAACATCTGTAATATCATGAGCACAATCTTCAATAGCACTCATAATTTTATCATAGACACCATCTTTTTTGTAGTTATGTTTGAATCTCCAGAATTTTGGTCCATCAGCTTCATTATCTCTATCGATTAATTTAAGGATATAAAATCTTCTTGCTGAAAATTCTTTTGCCATTTCTTTCTCATCTTCGTTTCCACTAGCTAATAAAACTTCTCTAGCTTCGCAATAAGGACAATCCTCACCTTTTTCATGTTTTAAACAAGGAAATGTTTTCCATGCACCATCAATTTTCTTAACGTGACCCCACATTGTTTGGAAAGATGTCTTTTGACCTTCTGATGGTGGTAAAATTCTAAATTTCTTTTTCAATGTTGATACACCTTGCGGTAAACTTGAATTGAAGTAGTTTTTTAAATCGTACTTCTTTTCACTTTTGTTTGCTGAACCATTACCATGCGCTTCTTGGTATTGTTTCATCATTTCTTCAAATACTCCCATTTGACTTTTTAATTTTAATTAGTAAATAAAAATTGTTTAAATAATACAACACGATGTTATATTGATGCAAATATAGATTATTATTTTTAATAATGCAAGAATTATATAAAAAAAAAATACGAAACCAATATTAAACTGATTTCGTATTCAAACTTTAAAATATAATAGTTTTTTAATATATATCTTCTTCTTCGTAAGGATTATTTTTGAAGCTGTCTTTAATTTTTGTTGTATCAATATCCTCAACATCTTTTGTTGTTAATATATAATTACCTT